AAGATGGCCAAGCATAGTGCTAATATCACTCTCAACATTGGTAAGTGTCTTACCAGATGACACGATCTTGTTCCCAAGAGGAACATGGCCAAGTAGCCCAGTTGGAGTGCCAGGAACACCACTTAAGCCACGAAGGAANGTTAGATTTTCCATATACGCAGCACTATGTAAGATGTCATTCAAAAGCAAACGCTCAGATGAGATTGATGGGTTGTTAAGAAGCTCATTTGAGATTGCCATCAAGTTAGTAAGTTTCTTTGCTGTCAATGTAACATTGTCAACACCAAGCTTGGTTGCTACGATTGGTGCAGCTTCCAATGTATATGACGCGCTACCAGCAACACTCTGTCTGTTAAGAGTCATATTGCCCCTTGGCATTGGCATCTCGATGGCGCCAAGGTCACGGATGATAACTTTTGGCCGCAACAGCTCAACAAACTCATCATTGTAGGCGATTGGGACAATATTTCCACCATCAACGCCAATACCAACAGTACCGATTGCTTTTTCAAATGACTCCACAAGAGTGTCATTTCTCCAACCCTTAGCAACGTCAAGTGACCGTCTAGGATCTCCACCTCCAAGAAGTGTAGCCTTTACATATCTAACAAAGTTAATGCCTTCATAGCCCTTCTCTGCTCTGCCATTTTCATCAACCTTGAATGGTTGAGCGTAGGTGTACTTTCGCACAGATTCTCCCTTGGAAGTATTTGATGCAGCTGCTTTTGCCTCAGCAATGGCAGCATCAGCGGCAGACTTGGCAATATCTGCCATCTGCTTTTCAAGATTAGCACTCTTAGATGCAGCTTCCTCTACAGCAACTTTAGCTTGAGCATCGGCAGCTGCCTTTGCTTTTTGCTCGTTAAACGCTTCAGCCACGGCAGCCTTGGCAGCCTTCTGCATATCTTCAATCGAAATGTCCATTTGTCTTCTCCATTTTATTGACAAGTTATAAATTGATACTGAAAGACTTAATCTCTTCTCTCAATATATCCTCAAATTGTTTCAAAGTAGGCTCAACTGCCAAGCCAACATCACAAGAATTTGCGGTGTTAGACAAATCCTCTTCAACAGGAATTTTATCTCCAAGTGTGGCATTAGGTGTGTTGTAACTCTTAATTACGTTTTTAGCCCACTTAATCATCTCTTTTTTATTGATCTCTAATTCGGTAGACCGTTGCACTGCAACAGCATTTGCATTTGCAGGCAATGGAACACATCCGAACTCGTGCAGAGACTGCTTCTCGAAGACGTAACCATCAGCAGTTTCTTTACGTTCAGATGGGATAAAGCCAACTGAAACAGCGTTTAGAAAACCATGCTTATACATTAAGCCAATTTTGTGCCCAAACTCATATACTGACTCTGATGGAAAAACCACTGTAGCCATAAGCGTTTTTTTGGCAGCATCCACAAAAACATCCTTAGCCTTGCCAACTGGAAGACTCCAGATATCATGAGCCCACGTCACAATAGGATTCTTTTTGTATGCTTCCAAATCCCACCCAGATTGCCTGATGATGTCGCCGTCACGATCCATGCTTTCGTCTGACAGTACGAATTTTATTTCGATTTCACCATCTATATCTGTATCACCAGTTTCATCTGGTTCAACATACTCTTTTTTAGTTGAAATTGTCTTAAACACGACAGTCATATGCACCTCATTTGGTGTATTATATAATGATAAAATAAATAATCAACATAAATTATAATTCATTTGCTTTTTTTGGATTACTTCCATTCGACCCAACATTGAACAATTCAACAAATTCGCTAAGATTTTGAACAATTGCCTCACCTCTAAGAACAGAACGTGCAGTACCGTTATCCCCAAAGATTGGCTGGTCGCCAATCAGCTCACGCCATTCATTAACAGTTCTAATGTGCGGCGCTTTCTCAAGGACGCTTCTTATAAATTCTTTATCGGCAGGAACAATGGAATCAAACCCNAGTTCAATGTCATCGCCAAAATCNTTCACNATTGTTTTGTTGTATGCATCNCATATCGTTTGTATTCTAGGCTCGCCAACCCACCNTGCATAAATATAGTCAGCTGCGTCAATGGTTGCCCTGTTTGAATTCTCTACAATCCCAAGCATTTCAGGGGGGACNCCAAATACTTGAATGATTGTATTTCTTTGGAACGTTCTTAGTTCTACAAGTTGCTGCTCAACNAATGATTGTGATATNTTTTCCACCTTCATAGACCCTGAGTGCCAAAAAGACTTATTGTTGTTATCAACACCGCGATGTTTGCTNTCAAGCTTGCTTTTTGCTCTATGCAACTCATCCTCAGACGCTCCCTCTACCCCAACAAGAATGTCGGGCATGGCTTTGTTGTAAAACCATGCCTTTACATGCTTAGCAGCATACTCGTCAGTATCAAGCTCATCAGCAAGCGCAACTCCAAGCCCAACACCTCTACCATATGGGTCTTCTGGGTTTACATTCTTTATCCAGATCATATCATCAGAGCTTATAAGCTTAACAGCTGTCTGTCCGCCAGTTTGGATGTTTACCCGAAAGGTAAATTTGTTTTTTTCCGATGGTAACTCAAGAACCCAGTCTGGTGGAATTGGGAATAACTCAACTGGCTGCCCTGTAAAATCCCTTTCGACAATAACAAAAGATTCACCAGACAAGTCAATGTGTGTCTGCATTACTTTTTGAGCGGATGATGATGTCATGCTTTTGTTGTATGTCTTAAGAAGATTGAGCAATGGATGATGTTTTATCTCTGTTTTCTTGTTGCCACTGACACGGTATAGTCTCCACTTTGTGTAAGCCACCGTGTTTGACGTTCTGTTTGTCACGGCATGNAGCCATGGAGACGATGAATATGCATTCAATATATTAGAACTGGCCTTTGAGGCTGCANATCCNCCAGATATCAGCGATGTGATGCCAAGAACAGAGTTTACTCCTTTTGCCTCTGCTGGCGCTGGAAGTTGCTTTGTTTTTTCTCTTTAGGAATGAAAATATTGACATCTCTGCGACCTCATACTAGATAAAATGGTTTTCTATGCTGAACAGTTGCCATCGAATATACAACGGCGTCTAACTCATCAGGGGATTTCACCCCTCTTTTTTTCATGTCTTTTTTGCTCTCAACAGATATCCTGTTCTTATTGTCCATACCCCACCGAATAGCTGACATTTGAGCCCTTAAATCGTCAGACGGTGGAAGCATGATTGAATCGTCATTGGCAGGGTCAAGACGTTCCCTTAACTGCCAATACCATTCACATCTTCTATTGAAAAATCTTGTCTTGTCAAGGGCGCTCATTCCGCCCCTTATCTCAAATGTGTTCCTTGACGCCTGATTTACCCTATCGTAAACACCAACGCCAAGACCATCGGCATCGATTCTTATCTCTGGATCCCCAGCAGTTGCTGCATAATTCAAAATATCTTGAGCTGTGTCCATTGTATCTTGCTTTTTAAGCTTTGTCATCTTTTTAACGCCAGAACTGTACGCTTCAGAGATCACACTGAAATCAGACCCTTTACGAGCAATGTCACACCCAAGAACACAATCACCAGAAAATTTAAATTTATTGTACTTGTTCATCGCAATTTCAACCCAAGACAAGGGAAAAAGCAAGTTGTCGGACGCTTTTGGGAATTCCCCAAGAACTCTTGACTGAAAATACGCAGAATGCTCACCATATACTTTTTTAGCGTGTTCTATAAAATTTCCGCCAGTTAAGCCCTTGATGACAGACTTTCCAGCCTGTACGTTTGGTAAATCATAGGCAGATATCTTAATTACGTTGGCTGTGTCAGACCTGCACAAGTCATAAAAATGACCTTGGGTGTCTGTAGGGTTGCCAATACACAACATATGGTCTTCTTCATTGGTAAGCATACCGTACAGACCTTCCCATATATCAGGACGTATGCCCATCGCCTCATCTACGACAATAAGATTGCCACCTTCAGAGTGATGTCCCTGCATGGCATTTGAGTCCCTTGCAGTAAAACCAACAGCCTTCCAATCGTCCCTGAGTCTCAGCTCAGAGGCTCTAGGCATCAACTCACCACCAAGAGCAATCTTTGCATCCCTTATCGCGACGCGGATCTCTTTCCAAAGAAGACCGTCAACCTGCGCCTGCGTCGGCGCGGTTGTGATTACAACACTGTTCCTTCGAGTATACAGCCATGCTAAAACCATACACGATGCAACAAAAGTCTTGCCAGCACCATGACATGACTGAACAGCAGTTATTTTGTTGTTAGCGACAGAATTGACAATCTGTTTTTGTCGACCCCATAAGTTTCTACCAAGCACGTTCTTTATAAACATGTTTGGCTTGCTTCTCATCAAGTCTATGTCTTCTCTGGTGAGTTTCATTACTTAGTAACAAGCTTTTTCTTTGATGGTTTTCGGCTCTTTTTCGGTGTTTTTTCGGTGTTTTTACAAGATTCATCGTAAAAATCAAGTAAATCCTGCACAAACTCAAAAGGTACCGCACGTTTTCGACCAACAATATGTCTTACGATCTCAGCACTATCATTAACTTTTTTCTTGTCCATTTTTGCCTCCTTCAGCAATTTCAGCATCAATTATTTTATCATCTTCACATTTTTCATCAAATGTGTCAATAAATGTGTTTTTCTTGTCACTCGATGATACCTCATCGAATACTGACATAAAAGTTACAGGGGCGGCTGGGTCACCCACTATTTTGGTAGTATTTATCTTACCAAACTGTTCAGGCGTTCTCTTCTCCAATAGCCATGACGCCGCTTTCCAGTCTGCATTCTGGTATATCTTTTTCACCTGCTC